TGTGGTTTTGCAGTTGCCCACAAAGGCGCTGTAGGTGTTGATGCCTCTACTGCTGGTGCTTGGTTTTCCATGACGGGTGACTCCTCTGGGGTTTCTGTAGTTTCTTCTTCGGTTTCGTTCTTGTCGGTGTCGGGTTCCGTCTCTACTGATGTTATATCAGACTGCGCAGCAATTTGGTGGATTTTCGCATCGGCAAACGCGCCTTCGGAAACCATGCTGAGCTCTGACCAGACTGCGGCGGTGACGTGCATAACGCCGTCTACCATTGTCCACTCTGTAGGTGTAGCGCCAACGCTCACCGAGTCGAGTACGCCGTCTTGGGCGAGTGTGAGTGCTTCGTCGCCAGCGTTAGTGGCCGAGATACGGGCCGCGAACATTACGCCTTCGGGTGTTTCTACGCGCTCGGTCACAATGCCAATAGGCTTAGTCGAGTCGTGGTACTGCATAAGTTTTGGCGCTGGGCCGTCAACTGGCAAACTGCCCGGCATAAAAAGCACGTCTAAACCAGTGCTTGTTTTTGCGGCAACGTTATATGGCGCGGCCAAACCGTAAATTGTGCGCTTGGGTGCAGAGCCTTTAGCGGCCTCGACAGTAAAAGAGCTTGGGGTAAACCTAATCATTTGCGTACCTCGGGGTTTCTATTGTTGTTTCTGTTTCTACTTCAGCGTCACCCATATAGGACTCACTTAGGTATTCTTCTACGTCAAACATAACGTAAGTGCCATGGGGTAGCACGTTGTCACTTGACAAGGTTTCTGAAATGCAGTCAATAAAAGCCTTGGCCCCAAATAGGTAAAGGTCGGCGCGTGCGCCTTGCGACGTGGTGTATTGGTAACTGCCTTGGTCAATACCAGCCAAGTAGTTGGGAATATTGGCGGCGCGGCAAAGTTCGCGGGCTTGGAAGTCGCGAGACTCGACAAGCAACATTTTGTCCGGGGTCGCCGTAGTGGCCTCGTATGTCAAGTACTCGTTAAGCGCAGCAGTTTGGTTTGTCATGCGCGCAGCATTAAAAGCGGCTGCCATGTCGGCTAGTTCTTGACCGCTCAAAGGCTCGCCACCAATTTGGCGCAAAACGCCAGCAGGAATGGCCGACTCCGCATTACGTCGTGCGCTGGCCTCTAAACGTAAAGCGGTGGTAATGGCTTCGCTTGACGTATAAAGCAAACCTTGTACCGGGCTAAGAAACTGCACCAAGTTTTCGGACTCAATAGGCAAACCCGAAAAATAGACTTGGTTAGACGGCCCAAACCATACGGGGCCCGCTTGGTCTTGGGTGGTGACCATTGCAGCTGGTAGGCGCTCAAATGATGCGGGGTAACCGTCGGCAGTGCGCGACTTGATGTACCAGAATGCGCGGCCGTAGAAGAAAAGGTCGTCAAATGTCCAAGACAAAATAAAGTTGTTGGTTACGTTTGGGTCTATACGAGCTAGCCATGCGCGGGGGGCAAGAGGTACTTCTTCCATCTCGTCGCCGTTCCAAATGTCGCGGTACATCTCTAATTTAAGGCAACCAATGACGCTGGCCATAAGGTCGCGGGCGCGTGAGATAGTCGGGACGCGCATAGCAATTTGGCGCATTTCGCCGTTTGTGTAGGCGTAAAAGTTGTTTATTTGTGACGCGCCAGCGTTACCGCCGGTGCCATAACCTACGGCGGCTTTTATTTCGGGGTCTTGTGAAGTGCCAACCGCAGCAACTTGTTTACGTCCAAATAAAGCCATGTGGATATCTTGCCATTTTCTCTGTGGGGAAATGTGGATAACCGGCTAAATCCCGACGAGATAGCCGGCTCTCCATAGTCGAGTGTACTACCTAGAAATAACAAGTAAAGGTTTGCCGCTAGAGCTGGGGCGCGACTCTAAAGCGGCGGCCCATACCATGCACCGGGCTAACTCAATAGGCCCGGGCGAACGGGTAGAACTAAGTGCAACGCTGCCTTGGTGTTTAATCATGACGGCGCGCTCGACGTGTTCGGCTAATAGTTTTTCCCCAGTTTGTCCTATGCGGTTTTCCACAATGAGCGAACGCACGGCAAGAGTCCATTTCAGCAACTCGCGATACCCGACGATGACGCGGCGGCGCTCATGCTTAGGCGGGCAATGGGTCTCTAGTACCGGGGTAATTGCGATACGCAGCTGCGGGGCGCGCTCTACTTCACGGTCAACGCACGCCCACATTTCGGCCATGTTGTCTACGTCAAAAGCGGTAGTTATTACGGTTTTGTTTTCTACGCGCACGGCGCGCACGCCCACGTACCGTGCCTCGTCAATGGACTGCTCGATAGCGAGAACACCGCCGGCGGGGACTTCGCCGCTAAATAGGCAGGCTTCCCATAAGCCGTTTTCTAACCAGCCCGAGTGTGAGCTTGTCCACACGTTGACCGACCCGCGCAAAAATGCGTTGCGGTTTGGGGCCTTGGCTTCAGCTTCAATAACGCGCATGTCAAGCGTGTGACCGAGTGCGGGGTTGCTGTATTTCCAAGCCTCTGGTGTGTACGGGTCAAGGTTGCTCGGGGGGCTGAACTCAGCGAAATAAAGCGGGCCGTGGTCGCCGGCATCTATCGCACGAATACCTTGCTCGCGCCAGCGCAACATGGCTTTTGACTCTGGGGTACCAGCTGTAGACCACATAGACATAAGCGGGTTTTTCCGTGCGCGCTGGGACGGTAACAAACCTTCATCTATCGCAGCTTCGAGTAATTGCCGGGCAAACCGAAATGAAACCCAACGGCGACTTTGTTAACCGTGTATCGCTGGTGAGCGTTGCGCGACAGAACGGCAAGACAACTGCCATGGCCGCACTTATCGGCTGGTGGCTCTGCACCCAAGGCGGCAACCGTGGCAAACCCCAAACGGTCATTACATGCAGTCACCAACTCGACTTGTCTACCGCGCTATTCAAATACCTTGCACCCATTCTTGGTGCCAAGTTCAATGCCAAGATTTCTTGGTCATACGGCCGCATGAACCTAGAGATGCCAGACGGCAGCACATGGCTAGTTCGCGCAGCTACACCACAAGCCGGCCACGGTTACAGCGCCGACCTTATTTGCGTAGACGAAGTGTGGTCAGTTTCCGAGGCCGCCATTGACGAAGGCTTGCTACCGTCCCAGCGCGCAAGAAAAAACCCGCTTATGTCTATGTGGTCAACTGCCGGCACCCCAGAGTCAAAAGCCATGTTGCGTTGGCGCGAGCAAGGTATCCGAGCCATTGACGCTGGCGACCACGGCCCGCTCTATTTCGCTGAGTTTTCCCCGCCTAGCAATATCGACCCGATGACGCCCGAGGCTTGGAAGTACGCAAACCCCGCGCTTGGGTACACGCTCGACATGTCAGTAATTGAGGCCGAAGCCAAAGCACCTAACCGCAACGCGTTTCTACGCGGGTCGGTCAATACGTGGACTAGCAGCCACTCGGGCTGGTTAGAAAACGGCTTATGGGAAGCGTGCCTATATGAAGGCGAAGTCCCAGCCGGCGGAGTACTCGCTATTGAGCAGTCCATAGATGAAGCCCGGTATGTTGGCGTGCGCGCCGTGCGCGTAGAAAACAAGACAGTGATAACTACCGCTTTTGACGTAGACAACATGGCCGAAATGTGGGCATGTGTCGAGCGCGAAGTAGAACGTAACCCGCAGCTGCGTATCGCTATAACGCCAGTGCTAGAAACTCATTGCCCGCCGAAGCATGAGCGCCGGCGTACCATCGTTGGCTACCGTGAGCTCTTGAAATGGACTCTTGCCGTCCGGTCGCTAATCGTAGAAAACCGCATAGGCCAGACTGGCGAAAAACTATTAGCCGAGCATGTCGAGCGCGCTGTCATGATTAAACACCAAGGCAGCGTGGCGCTCAGTAGTACCCGCAGCCCGGGGCCTATTGAGTTAGCCCGGTGCATGGTATGGGCCGCAGCTTTAGAGTCGCGCCCAAGTTCTGCCGGCAAGCCTTTACTTGTTATCAGCAGGTAGTACACTCACTTGTGGACAGCCGGCCATTTCGTCGGGATTTGGTCGGTTATCCACATTTACCCACAAAGGAAATGGCAAGATATCCACATGGCTTTATTTGGACGTAACAAAGTTGCCGCAGTAGGCACTTCACAAGACCCAGAGATAAAAGCCGCCGTGGGCTATGGCACCGGCGGTAACGCTGGCGCGTCCCAAATCAACAATTTCTATGCTTACACCAATGGCGAAATGCGCCAAATTGCTATGCGCGTCCCGACCATTAGCCGCGCTCGTGACCTTATGGCCAGCGTCATTGGTTGTCTAAAACTTGAGATGTACCGCGACATTTGGAACGGCGACGAGATGGAACCAGTCTCACTAGCCCCCCGCGCATGGCTCGCTCGTATAGACCCAAGCGTCACAAACAACTTTATTCTGTCGTGGACATTTGATGACCTTTTCTTCTACGGCCGCGCATTTTGGTACATCAAAAGCCGTACCGCCGACGGTTACCCCGCATCATTTGAGCGCCTACCAGCTGCAATGGTCACCACCCAAGACCAAGCCGGCCCCGTATGGTTTGGGCCGTCTAACCAAGTTTACTTTTCGGGTTTGCCTATCGAGTCCGAAAACCTTATTCAGTTTCTTAGCCCCGTCCAAGGTTTGCTTTACACGTCAAGCGAAGCCATCACTACGGCGCTTCGACTAGAGGCCAGCGCACGACGTAATGCCGAAAGCGCTATTCCTGCTGGCGTATTGCGCCAAGTTGGTGGCGAACCTTTGAGCGGCCAAGAGCTAGCCGACATGGCAGCAGCATTTAACGCTGCGCGCATGACAAACCAAACGGCAGCACTAAACGAGTACTT